CCGTCAAGTCGCTCCCCGAGGATCCCGCTCTGACTGCTGCGCTGCTGGACAGCGATGTGCCGGCGGCCGTGTCGTACTACCTCGCGCACCAGCCAGATGATCTGGAAATGGTGCTGAGCAAGCGCACGCCGACGGCCATGGCACGAGCAATCGGACGACTCGAGGAAAAAGCAACCGAGTTCGTCCAATCCCGTGGCAGGTCGAAGGCCGGTCGTCAGACGCAGCCCCTCGCAACAGCCGGCAGTGCGCCGCAGTCGGGGCTCAGTCCGAAGGACAGCACGGACACCTGGATCCGCAAGCGCCTGGAGCAACGAGCAAAGCTCAGGTGAGGCGGTGCCACGGGGCGTATAGGACACCATCCCCGTGGCAAATGGATTTCTCACCAACGACGAGATCACCAACGAAGCGCTCGCTCTCTTCCACGAGAAAACGACGTTCATCCGGTCGATCGACTCGTCCTACGACGACCGCTTCGCCAAGACTGGCGCGAAGATCGGCGACACGCTCGACCTGCGCGAGCCGATCGACCCTCAGGTGTTCGACGGCGCGCGGCTGAACACGATCCCGGACGTTGTCGAGCGCAGCCGGCAGGTCAAGGTCGACATCCGCAAGCACACCGTGATGCGGTGGACGATGCACGACCGGACCCTGAACATGGACGACTTCAGTCGCCGGTTCATCGACCCGCACGTTTCCAACCTGGCGGCTGCCATCGAGTACGAGGCGATCAAGCGGGCGACCCAGGCGACGTTCAACAGCGTTGGCACCCCCGGAACCCCGCTGGCCAATCTGGCGACGCCGTTGGCCGCGAAGACGAAGATCAGCCAGTGGCTCGGCCCGAAGACCGGCCGGAACATCATGCTGTCGGCGGCTGCCAGCGCGACGATGGTCGACTCGCTGAAAGGCCTGTTCAACCACCAGGCCGAGGTCGGCAAGCAGTACCGCGAGGGCCACATGGGCCGCGCGATCGGGTTCGACTGGGCGGAGTCCGAGTCGGTCTACACCCACACCAACGGGACGGCGACCAATGGCGCCGTGGCCGCCACCGTGGCGGTCAACGGCCAGGCGACCATCAACCTGAAGAACCTGGGCGCCAACGCGACCATCACCAAAGGGTCGGTGTTCACCGTGGCCAACGTGCGGTCGGTCCACCCGCAGACCAAGGCCCCGCGGACCGATCTTCAGCAGTTCGTCGTCACCGCCGACGTGACGGCAACCGCTGGCGGCCTCGCCAACAACGTGCCGATCCAGTTGGGGCTCTACTACGCCAACGAGGCCTACAAGAACATCACGGCCGCGCCGCAAGTCGATGCCGTGGTGACCTGGGTTGGCGCGCCGGGGGGCTCCTATGAGCAATCTCTGGCCTACGTCCGGGACGCCTTCACGTTCGTCTCGGTTGACTTGGCCATTCCGGAGTCGGCCAAGGGGTCGCGCAAGAGTTTCGAGGGCACGTCGTTGCGGCTCGTCCAGCAGTACGACATCGTCGAAGACTACGAGACCTTCCGTCTCGACTTCCTCGGCGGCTTCGCGGCCCGGCGCGAACATTGGGCCTCGCGACTCTGGTCCTGATCGATGCTGATTTCCCCGGTCCAGATCATTCAGGACGCCCTACGCCTGCTCCGAGTCATCGGAGAGGGCGAGGACGCCAGCCCGCGCGACCAGCTCGCCGGCTGGTCTGCCCTGCAGATGATGCTGGATGCCTGGACCGGGGATCCGGGCATGGTGCCAGACCTCTGCGACGACTTCCTCATGCCCGGCTTCGCCACGATGGAGTCGGCCGTCGAAGTCCCGGCCGGTAGCGCCGGGCTCAAGTCCATGATCACCTACAACCTCGCCGTCGAGATCGCCTCGACGTTCGGGGCTGTCGTCGACAGCGCTGTGGCCGCCCGGGCCGCATCGACGCTGAGCAACTGGCGCACGCGCGTCAGCGCCCTGCACATCGGCCGCATGCGCCATCCCGAGTGGGAGGGGTGTCGTCACTACGACATCCGCGAGGGATGAAGCTCCCCGTCCTCGGGACCGGCTACGGCAAGGGCGATGTCATCACCGCCCGCAACGCCACGAACATCTGGTTCGAGCCCCGGCCGCAGGGCGAGAAGGGCGCCGTCGTGGCCCGGGCTCTGCCGCGCATCCAGGAGACCTGGGCGCCGACCGATCTGCGCCTGTTGTCGAGCCTCGATAGCGGTCAGCACGCGCTCGCGATCAACGGAACCGAGTTGGTCCAGGTCACGATCTCCGACAACCCTCTGTCGGCCACGATGACCCGGGCGATCGCCAATCTGCCGTGGACCACGCTGCCGGTCATCAATTTCGCCGAGCCGCGGGCAGCGGGCGGTCACGGCGGCTTTGTCGTCACCACGGGGCACGGTCAGTACGTGTCGTACAACGGCGTGGCGTTGACCCACACGATGCCGGACGGCGTCGAGGCCATATCGTGCCTCTACCACCGCGGCTACTACCTCATCGCCAGCCCGCGTCGGCTGCACTGGCTGACCGATCTGGCCGGGCCGCCTGCGGCTCTGGACTTCGTCGGCGCCGATGCCTCGCAGGATGACATCGTCGAACTGGTCGACCTGGGCAGCGCGGTCGCGGTGTTCGGCCAGCGCAGCATCCAGTTCTTCCAGGTCGTTGGCAGCCTCGACAACCCGCTGATGCCGATCATCGAGGCCACGCTGAGCATCGGCGTCGCCTACAACCGGCAGATCAGGAAGATCGGCGGGCAGGTCTATTTCTGGGGGCTTCCGGACGGCGGCACGCCGGGCCTGTTTGTGCTGGACGGCCTGAGCTACAAGCGCGTCTCCGGCGAGGACCTGGAGCGGGCCATCATGGCCGAGCCCTACAACGCCAGCAACATCAGCCTCGACGGCTGGCTGTGGCACGGCCACTCGATCGTGAAGTTCCACCGGGTCCACAACAGCGCGCAGACCTCGCCGACGATCCTGCTGGACGTGTCCACTGGGGCGATCACCACGATCACGCCCGACGCTCCGTACTCGGGCCGGACGTGGACGATCAGCGCGCGGGGCAACCTGCTCGTCGGGTCGCAGCGCTCGGTCGGCGTCGTGCGGCATCAGGAGGTCGATCCGGCCGTGCCGCGGTCACTCACGACCGATCACGTCGTCACGGACCTGCTCGACCGATTCACGCTCGACAACCTGCGGCTGGACTGCCGCGGCATGGGCGACATCCTGCTCGAGATATCGAAGGACGGCGGGTCGACCTGGTACACCGTGGGGACCGAGTCCGGCGCCAATGCCGTCTCCGATCGCCGCGTGCAGTGGAACCGCCTGGGCACCGCCCGCCAGTTCACGTTCCGGCTGTCCGCGACAGGCCCGTTCGACGTCGCCAACGTCATGCTGAACGCGAGGAACTGATGCCGCTGCCGGGGCGCCAGATCGCCACTGAGGGCGGTCAGCTGACCGATGCGTGGCTGCAGTACCTGTCGCGGGTGCTGGCCGCGGCCGAGGTCATGTCATGGCAGGGGCCGGGTCGGCCGCCTGCTGTCTACGTCGGGCAGGCCTGGGTCGAGTCTGGCGTGCCGATTTTCGTTCGGACCCCCGGCCGCGCGTCGGTCTGGGTCAATGCTGGTGGAGTGGTCGTCTGATGGTGTGGGGTGCATTGATCGGGGCGGCTGCTGGCTACCTCATGAACCGGCAGTCGAACAGGGCGCAGTCGAACGCGGCCAGCAGCGCGGCGCGGACGCAGGCGAGTGCCGCCGACCGCGCAGCCCAGATCCAGGCTGACGCCGCCCGCGAGGGCAACCGGCTGACGCACGAGGCCACGATGGCCGGCATCGACGAGCAGCGCCGTCAGTACGACACCGCGCGATCGGATCAGATGCCGTGGCTGGATGCTGGCCGACGGTCGCTGTCGAGCCTGGAGGGCCAGCTACCGTATCTGACCAGCCAGTTCACCGGCAACGACCTCGCCTCGTCCCCGGGCTATCAGTTCGGGCTCGATCAGGGCACCGGCGCCATTGCTGCCCAGGCCCGAGCGCTCGGGCTGGGCAACAGCGGCGGCACCATGAAGGAGCTGATGCGCTACGGCCAGGACTATGCCGGGACGAAGTTCCAGGAAGCCTGGGCGCGGGACCAGTCGAACAAGCAGGGCATCTACAACATGCTCGCCGGGATGGCCAACACCGGCCAGGTCACCGGCAGCGCGCTCGCGGGGCAGGGGGCGCAGGCGTCGTCGTCGATCGCAGGGCTCCTGCAGTCCGGCGCGAACGCCCGGGCCGGCGGACTGGCCAGTGCGGCCAACGCGAGCGCGACCGGGATCACGTCCGGCGCGAACGCCGGGGCCGCGGCGCGTATGGCGGCCGGCAATGCCTCGGCGGCCAACTACAACAACCTCGGCAACATCTTCGCGTCGATGGGCGCGTACTACGACCGCGGCTGACCATGGAGATCGACCCGAACATCATCCTGCGCGGTGCCCGGCCGATGCAGCAGTTCGACCCGATGGGGGCGATGCAGCAGGGCATGACGATGCGCGCCCTGATGGAGCAGAGCGCCCATCAGCGCCAGATCCAGCAGATGGACCTCGCCGACCGTCAGCGCGGCCAGCAGCAGATGGAGGCCGCCCGCCAAGTCTGGCAGGACGCACAGGGCGACGAAGCCAAGGTGCTGCAGGGTCTGGGTAGTGCCGGCCTGTTCGAGCAGCACCAGGCAGCCGCCAAGGCGTTCGACGATCGGCGCAAGTCCCAGGCCGCCGCATCGAAGGACGAGGGCGACGCGAAGCTGAAGGGGCAGAGCTTTCTGCGCCAGTTCGCCACCCGCCTGTCGCCGGATGCGCCGGACGACGCGACGGCTGCGCTCGTGGCCGGGGCCGTCCAGCGCGGGGAGATCAGCCGCGAGCAGGCCGAGTCGATTGGCGACATGCTGACCGTCACCCCGCGCCAGCAGTGGGGCCGCGCCATGATGCAGATGATCGCGAGCCCGGAGGACTGGCTCAAGCTGCAGACGCCGGACATCAAGGCGGTCAACGACGGGCAGATGACCCACTTCGTCGACCAGAACGCGATGACCAACCCGAACCAGGCGCCGCTGCAGATGCAGGCGACCCCGGGTGAGGTGCTGACCGACGCCCGGGGTCAGGCATCCAACAGGATCAGCGCCGGCCAGCTGGCGGTGGCGCAGGGCAATGCAGCCGAGACGCGGCGGCACAACCGAGCAGGAGAGACGAACGCTGCCGGTCAATTGACCGTCGCTCAGAGAAACGCGGCTGCCCGTGAGGCCGAGGTCGGAGCGGGCGGCAAGCCGCCACAGGGCTACATCTGGGGACCGGGCGGCGGATCGCTGGTGCCGATCCCCGGCGGCCCTGGCGACCCGAAAATGAGGGGTCTGAACGAGAACCAGAGCAACGCTGGTACCTTCGGTGGTCGGATGGCTGCCGCTGGCGACGTGCTGAATGCCGTCGGTCAGGATGGGAAGGTGCAACCGTCGCTCGTGAAACGTGTCGCCGACAGCGTGCCGGTGATCGGCGGCGCCCTGGGCATGGCTGCGAACTCGGTGTTTGCGTCACCACAGCAGCAGCAAATCGAGCAGGCCGAGCGCGACTTTATCAATGCAACGCTGCGACGCGAATCCGGGGCCGCGATTGGCCCCGGGGAGTTCGCCAACGCCCGGCAGCAGTATTTCCCGCAGCCAGGCGACTCGAAAGAGGTCGTCGCGCAGAAGCTCGCCAACCGCCAGCGGGCGACGCAGAGCATGCTGCAGGTCGTCCCCGAGGCTTTCCGGCAGGACTACACGGCCGGGACGACGCTCGCAGAGCCCCAGCAGCCGGCTCCGACCGCCCAGCCAGCGCAGCGCCCCCCACAGCCCGCGCAGCAGCAGCCCGCGCAGCAGTTCAAGGCGCTTCCGATGCCGCAGCAGTACGCGGGCAAGCGGATTCGCGATGACCGGACTGGGCAGATTCTGCGCAGCGATGGAAAGAACTGGGTTCCGGAGGGGCGTTGATGTCGTTCACCATGCTGGACGATGAGCCTCAGCCGGCGGCCGGCGGGTT